GCCTACTGATGATCAGGAAGGTCAGGCATACTATTCGTCTATCTTAGAGAACCTTAGTTATGATGAAATATGGCAAAAAGCAAAAGAATGGGGCTTTCCAGTGGAAGATGCAGTCACAGCATATAATGAACGTGTTAAGTCATTTAGATTTTATGTCGTGACTTGCACATTTAATAACGATCATACATATGAAAAGTTATGTAGTAAGTTTGAGGCTGAATTTGATAGAGTATCTAGCTCACTTGAGACCTATTTTAGAAAGGAAAAGACAACTCCTGAAAATAGGACTATAGAGTATTCATTTTTTGAAAAAGAAGACTCTGAGTTTTTCTCCCAAAGAATCGGTGAACTGGCTATCACTAAGTTAGGCATTCTTTCATTCGATAATGTTGAAATGGATGCTGAGATAACACCAGAAGAAGCTCAAAAGTTTTACAGCATATATTTCGGTCGGTTTAATTCACCTGATGAAGAAGAAGGTGCATTTGCAACAAATAAGATTCTTTAATTTTCATTCAGGACATCCAGTAGTGCATTTTTATTAGTATTTTGTCTCAAACAAAACTAAAAATGGAACTACCAAAAATCAATTTAGTAAAAGTCGGCATTTTTGCCCTAATTGCAGTAGTAGGCATATGGCTATTTTCTGCATTCGTCGGATTTTCAAATACTGAAGTAACGACACGAAACGCCTTTAAACAAAAAATGGACGAACGAACTGCCTTCTATGATAATATGTGGAAGACAATCGGCCAAAAGGGTCAAATCGCCCTAAAAAACGACAGCTCATTTGCACGAAACGTTGATTTAATAATGAGCGGACGCAAGGATGCCCAAAATCTGGTTATGAAATGGGTACAGGAGTCCAACCCTAATGCAAACTTTAACGAGGTTTCTGCTTTATATAAAGACCTTTCTCGAACAGTTGAAGCTAAACGAGACGAGTTCTTTGACCAGGAAGTGGTAATTCAGGATATTGTTAGGACTCACGACAACCTGCTTGATGTTTTCCCAAACAACTTATTTAACTTTTTCCTTAACAGACCGCACTTGGTGTATAAACCAATAACGTCCGACCGTACTGATGATGTCATTAAGACCGGCAAGGATAACAATGTAAGTGTATTTTAATAACGACTAAAACCAACCGATGATTTGGTTTTCAATATTAGTCCCAGTAACTCTCACCCTGTTTTTCTACTTTAAATTTAAAAAGCAGATTGCATGGTGGGAGTTGCTTATTGCGACTGCAGCAAGCATAGTTGTAATTTTCATAGTATATGAAGTTTCAATTCATTCTCAAGAATCAGACACTCAATATAAGGGCGATCTTATCGTTAAGTGTGAGTATTATGAGTATTGGGAAACATGGGTAGACAAAACATGCTATGAGACTGTATGCGACCAACGTGACAAAGACGGTCACTGTACCTCGTCTCACCAAAAACCATATGACTGTTCGTATTGTGATCATAATTCAGAGTATTATGTTGCATACTTAACGAGTGGAAAGAGCATCTCAATTTCTGAGAAAAAATATTATGAGCTTAAGGCAAGATGGGGCGGGACCTGGACATTTCACGACCAACATCGAGACATTGATTTTCATGGAGGATGTGGTAAAGACGGTGACATGTATTCGATTAAATGGAACGGAAATCCGGTGACGTCTGAACCATACACATGGGAAGCATCATATGATAATCGAGTTCAAGCAGCACAAAGCGCCTTTCATTACGAAGAAGTTTCTAATAAAAAGCTTCTATACGAATATCCCGAATTGTTTGATAGATTTCATCAAAACTCAGTATTAGGCATAGATTCATTAGGTCTTTCACCATATGATAAACAGAGAATTTTAAAGAAATTTGAGTATTTGAATGGTTATTATGGACCAAAGAAAAAAGTAAGGACTTATGTCTGTCTTTTCTATACACCAAGCCAAAACTATGCAAACAGACAGGAGATCTATTGGAAGGGCGGAAACCAAAACGAAATTGTCTTATGTATTGGAGTTGACAGAAACACTAAGGAACTATACTGGGTCAAAGCATTCGGTTGGTGTTCGAACAAGCGAATAAACGTTAACTTACGTGAAGATATAATGGAACAGGGAACACTAAACCTTGATTCAGTATATACAGTCCTTGAACGTGAAATAGTTGACCATTATAGTGTCACAATTTTTAAAGAAAAATTTGCGTATCTAACGATTGAACCTTCAAGGGGAGCCATCATCACAGCGTTCATTTTAACACTCATCATATCTTTAGGTATAAACATATGGGCGATAAGCAACGAGTTTACAGAAGCGTCTCCAGAAGGTCCTAGAGGTTTTAATTTCAAAAGTAGATATGGACGATATTAAAGAAGCATACGACAAGATGATGAAGGATGAACTTATCACCATATTTCCAGATGAGGGACTTCTTTTATTAAAAGTAAAGAGATCAGATTGGAACCAAGTCGGAGGATTTGTTGCATTTTTACAGAGAGAACAGGTTGAGCTTGCGTTTAAGTGTGCTGAAAAGAAGTATATTTACATAAAGAACCTAATAGAACACCTTGAGAAGAAATACAATAGGTGCTTTATAGCAGACATCATAAACATTGAATCATGAGTATAATAGATCGGTTTTTAGCATACGAAAGAGAGTGTCAAAGACATTGGGATGAAAACGCCAAGATTGGGCACAAAAGAAAAGAAGAAGAAACCCGATTGGCAAATGAACGTTGGATGGTTGAGAATCAACGACTTGAAAGGGAAATATCTTTGTCTATTACAAAAATTTATGTGGCCCTTAACAAATATTTTCCCAAAATTTTTCCAATTTCCTTCTAATTTAGTAAATTAGCATAGATAAATAACTAAACAAAATGAAAACGATTCAGAACATACAAGCGGGGATTCAGGGTAATTATTGGTTTGCCGGTAATTGCTTTGCATCGAAGGTCGTCAGTTCTGAAGAAGATTGGAGTTAAAACCTCCACATAAACTCTAAAGAAAGGGCGAACTTCCAAAAAGTTCGCCCTTTCTTTTTATAATGGAACTATAGCTCAAGTTGGTGAAAGCGCTGGTCTGAAAAACCAGAGATGCGGACTCGAAGCCCGCTAGTTCCGCCAGAATTAAAGTTCATTGACATATTGGTTCTTTCGTCTCCGTAGCTCAGAGGTTTAGAGCGCTCGCCTGTTAAGCGAATGGTCGGGATTTCGAAATTCCCCGGGGACGCACATTGGGATAGTAACGACGCTTGTCTGTAAAACAGGTCCTTCAAAAATTGTCGTATTGGCCTCAAGGTAAATGGGTTCGAGTCCCATCTATCCCTCAATGAGAAACGTAATCAAGTAGGCGTTGTACGCTCTTGATCAAGCCTCTTTCTCATTTTTATTGCCCGATAGTTTAACGGCAGAACAACGCGCTTTGAACGCGTAGGAGTTTACTCCCTAGATGTAGGTTCGAATCCTGCTCGGGCAACCGTGAAACAAATTGATGCTCTACCATAATAGATATTATATATGGATGTTGAGATTTGTAGTTTTTGTGGAAAGACTTTTTCAAAGAAAGGAATAGGGACGCATGTTTGGAGAAATCACGGTGACGGTAGAGGTCATAATCCAAATATAGGTTATAAAAAAGATAGAGAAGTCTGGAACAAAAACAAAAATAAAGAAAATCATAATAGCATTTTATTAGCTTCTATTAAATTTAAAGAAGGAATTAAAAGCGGAAGAATTAAAACTTGGAAAGGTAGAAAACATTCAAGTGAAACTATTTTAAAACTTTGTAAGAATGCAGGAGGATATAGAAGAGGATCTGGGAGAGGAAAACATGGAAAATATAAAGGTATATATTGTGATTCAACTTGGGAACTTGCATGGGTAGTTTATCAAACACATCATAAAGTAATATTTAAAAGATTTGACGGGTTTTTTGAATATGAATTCTTAGGTAGAAAACACAAATATTATCCTGATTTTATTTTACAAGATGGAACTTTAATTGAAATTAAAGGTTATGAAACCAAACGAGATTTAGTTAAGTATAAATCAGTAATAGGACATACTCTAATAATCCTAAAAAGAGATGAAATTGAAAAAATAATAAATTGGGTTAAGGAAACGTTTAATATAGAAGATTTAACTCATTTATATGATAGGGAACTCTAGTGAACGAGGTAGTTACGTTGGACTGAAAATCCAAATGGTTGGGTTCGATACCCAGGGGTTCCACCAAAAAACTAAGTGTCATGTCTAAAGTAGAAAAGAAACGTAAAAGACTTAAGGAACAAATAGATAGGTTAGAGTCTGAGCTTCGAGAATCTTTAACTAAAAAGACATCGAGTGTGAAGGAAATAAACGTTCCGTCTCACACTGCGAAGATTAAAGAACTTAGGACAGAGTTAGCCGCTCTTTAAACTGGAGGTTTCGCATAGCGGCAATTGCGGGAGTCTGTAAAACTTCTCTCTTTCGAGTTCAGTGGTTCGAGTCCACTTACTCCGACATAATTATAAAACATGGGGGACTGGTGCAATGGTAGCATATCTGATTCCAAACCAGCAGATTAGGGTTCGAATCCTTAGTCCTCTGCATTAATCAAAACTAATATGGTGATGATATTAGATATTCTAAACTAGGTTTATCCTTATCAGATATTGAAAAGTCGCCAAATATATTAAAAGAAGAATTAAAAATGCGGGAGCATTCATTGGCGCGATAAGCGGTCTCCAAAACCGTCCTAGTAATAGGTATAATGGTTCAACTCCATTCTCCCGTGCAGTAATAATTTGGGTTCGTAGTATAAAGGTGAGTACGCTGCTCTGATAAGGCGGTAATCTGGTTTCAAGATCCAGCGAACCTACTAAAAAATCTGAAAGGATGGCACAAATTGGTAACAAAATAAATTCGTTTTTGAATGGCCAATGGGCCAAACATGGAAGACCATTTTGGAAAAAATTGGGATCCAGAAAAAGACGAATTCTTGGAAAAAAGGAAATTCAAGAACAAGTTAAAGAAAGGCAATCATAAATCCCTGGTCAAAAAGGGTGTGGGTAATATGTAGTAGACCGGAAATATCCATTATGATTGCATTTATGGGACGGTAGTTTAAGTGGCAAAAATGGATGATTTGCAATCATCGGTCCCGGTTTCGATTACCGGCCGCTCCACCACAGCTTGGACATGGACTTAGACATGATGTCCAAGATCAATACGGGGGATTAGCTCAATTGACTAGAGCATCTGCTTTGCAAGCAGAAGGTTGAGGATTCGAGTTCCTCATCCTCCACTAACAAAACAGATATGTAGGTTCGAATAAATAAACCTATGAAATGTAATAATTGTGAATGCGAGCATGATGGAAGTTATGGAAGCGGAAGGTTTTGTTCTTTGAAATGTGCTAGGGGATTTAGCACTAAAGCTAAGAGAAAGGAAATAGCTAAAAAGATTTCTTTAACTTTAACCGGGCGAAATATGACGCCTGAACAGTGTCTAAAAATTTCTAAAAATCATTCAAAATATTGGAATGGGAAATCACGAAAAAAATATCATGATGAACATCCAGAAAAAAGACAAAAATCAATTGACTCTAGGCGTAATACTTTTCTATTATTAAGCAAGGTAATTGATAATACTAGGAGTTGTAAATTTTGTAGTGGACCAGTTTTTCATTTTAAAACGGTTTGTGAAAGTTGTAAATTTGAATCACGTATCTTATATAGACACGAATGTGATTTTAAGTTTAAAATTGAAGACTATCCGGAATATTTTGATCTTTCATTGATTGAAAAATATGGAAGATATAGTCCTCGAAATAAAGGAAATAACTTAAATGGAATTAGCAAAGATCATTTATTAAGTATAAATGATGGATTTAAAAATAAAATAGATCCAAAAATAATAAGTCACCCAGCTAATTGTATTTTAAGAAGGCACAAAGAAAATCAAAGTAAAGGTTTTAAAAGTTTTATAACACTAAATGAACTTTTAAAAAGAATTGAAGAATTTAATTTAAAATATGGTTGGATGACCGAGTGATTTAGGTAGAGCTCTGCAAAAGCTTTTACTCCGGTTTGAATCCGGATCCAACCTCCATAAACCGCAGGTGTCGTATAGTGGTTATTACATGGCATTGCCAATGCTAAGACGAGGATTCGATTTCCTTCACCTGCTCAACCGATCACCGACGCTTCTCATTAGAACAGCGCACCAGCGGTTAGGCGAAACGTCGACTGTAGTAGGCCTACGGAGTTATTGAGTTCTCGGGATATAAAACTCAGCCCTGTCGAAAAGGTGTTGTAGGTGGCACGTCGGTCTTCCAAACCGAGGGGGCGGGTTCGAGACCCGTTTTCGACTCATAATTTGCGAGTGACGCATAAACGGTGGTGCGTCTGACTTCCAATCAGAGATAGAGCCGGTTCGATCCCGGTCACTCGCACACTAATTGGTAGGTAGCCTAGCGGTTCAGGCAGCAGACTGTTAATCTGTGGATAACATCCGACGTGGGTTCGAATCCCACCCTGCCAGCATAATTTTACAGAGTCGTCTAATGGCAGGACAGAAGATTTTGGCTCTTCTAATGGAGGTTCAAATCCTTCCTCTGTAACTAAAAATGCGCTAGTATTTTGGCGGGTACAGAGCGTGTCTTATACACACGATATTCTTAGTCCGGTATGTTGAGATAACATCAAACGTGGGTTCGAATCCCACTCCGCCAACTTCTCACTCTTATATACTGTTGATTTTCTAAATAAATAACAGTATGCTTAATCTTTTTATATGTGAATACTGTCGGTCTTCTTTTAATTCAAATAAAAAGAAAGTTAGATTTTGCTCAAATCGGTGTCGTGCTTTGTCGTTAGGTATAAAAAGAAAAGCCGACATAAATGGAAAACCATATAATTACAATTATTTAAAAATTAGGAATTGTAAAACATGTGGTAAAAAACTACATGCTCAATCTAAAACAGGATTCTGCAAAGAACACTATATTACAGATGAAGTTAAACTTAAAAGAAGCAAAATTGCTAAGACAAATAATTTTGGAGGATATAAGCCAGGGTCAGGTAGAGGTTTACATGGATGGTATAAAGGATATTGGTGTGACTCTACTTGGGAATTAGCATTCGTTATTTTTAATTTAGAACACAATATCAGCTTTAAGCGAAATTCTACTAGGTTTGAATATTATTGGGAAAACAAGAAACACTACTGGATTCCAGATTTTTTAATAAATGATACGTTCATTGAAATCAAAGGATTCGCTAATAAGCAAACTCTTTCAAAATTTTCAAATTTTAAATTACCGTTAAGGGTTCTGTATAAAAAAGGAATTAGAACCTATTTTAAAATATGTCATAGACAAATATGGAAAGGATTTTCATAAATTATATGAAAATGACCATATCTAAATCGATTAGGGTAATTGGTTGCATGTGGGTTCAAGTCCCTCCACGCGTACTATAAAACAGAACCAATATTTTCATATCCCTTGATATGGTCATCTGAATCTTCTCCTCTAAGATAATTGAGGAAGCTATTAAGAGTCTTTTCTCGCCTCTCTCTGTCTCCAGACAATTGAAACCTAGTCTTATCTCTAGTTACCTTTAGGATGAACACAGATTCATCTTCACATGTCATAAAGGTTACAACATCATCGTCAAACGCATCTAAATAAGTTATCAGTTCCCTTGACGGATTATTATCTTTCGCTATTTTTTCAAGTTCATAGAAAAGAGAAACTGCAGTGCTTTCATCGGTCAGTTCAATAAAATTGATGTTGGTCCTTCTTGTAGTTTCTCTTCTATAGATTGTTCTATCTGAAAATTCAGATTGACTTATAATTTCATTAAACTTTTCCTCAGGAACATAGTGATTGTGTGATTCGACCTTATATGTTGGTACGTCGACATATTCAAAACCAAGCCTGGATTTTTTGATTTCAAATCCAAGACCAAGAAGGGTTTTTTCTATGTCGATATCAAGTTTCATTATAATAGGATAGATGTTGCAGTAAGTCCGCTCAATTCATCTTCGGACATTCCTTTTGTTAACTTTTTAAAAATTTTATCAAAGTCATCAGCTCCAAAGTTAAAGCTAGTTCCTTCAGATACTTTTATTGCCATTGAATTTATGACTATTTGAGAGTTTCCTTTTACTAGTTTCTCAATCTTGGCAAGTTCTTCCATTGCCTCCTGATGGTTTATAAAGACATAGTTTGAAGTCTGACTGTCATGACCTTTCACATCAGACTTAACTTTGTTTCTGATCCTTCGGTTTATGACTCCTACTTTAAGAGACATCATCGTCACCGGTGAAATGACTCTTCTGTTCGGTTCGTATTTAACTTCATAGCCAAGTGCTCGGATTATCTCAACCTTTTCCTTTTCTGTTCTCATGTTAAAGCAATATGTCTTGTGCAATCATTCCCTCAGGTTCACCCTTAGGCATTCTTGAAGTCACTGTTTTATATAAAATGTTTATGACGTCAAATCCATGTTTTCTTTCTGCACTAAGTTTGGCTTCGTTTTTAAACATGATTATGAGGTCTCTTTCACTTAAAAGAGACGTATCAGGCTTCTTTTCCTTGAATTTTATCTTCTCATTAGTGTAAAACTCCTTACCTAATTCGTATTGTAAATCTCTGACCCTTTCATCTTCATAATAATACACAGTAGCTAAATTTGGCATCTTGTCTATTATTGGACATGAATGAAAGAAACCTTCCGGGACAAACTCCTTAGGAACGGATGGTTTACACACAACTAATGTGTAAACTCCGCCATCTATTGACAGTCTTTCGCATGGATATCCTAAGATCTTAAAAAAGTGAATCTTCTTTTTAATATCTTGAGCTTCCTTTTTAGTAAGTAGTTTGTCGCTGTCTCTCATAGGTATAATATACAAAATGCGAGCTAAGATTGGCGACTTTTTATCATTCTGGCACTCCAAACACTAAATTATGGTCTTTTAGTCATAAACTATCGTTCGGTTGCCAAGGCAGATTACCTTTGGAGTGCACTGACCGACTTTGTTATAGCTTCCTTTAGTTTCTTTGTCATTAAAAAGATAGTCAAATCCGAAGATTCATTTCACCTATGGCTAGGATACGCCCTAGGAGGAGTCTTCGGCTCAATAGTAGGCATTCAAATATCATTGTTAATTTTAAAAGGATGAAAACGCAGCTTTTGACACGAGACCAATTTAGAGAGGGAGTATTTGCTCGTGACAGTCATAAGTGTGTCATATGCGGCGAACCTGCAAAAGATGCCCATCACATTCTTGAAAGACGCCTTTTTACCGACGGTGGTTATTATTTAGACAATGGTGCATCATTATGTGAAAAACATCACATTGAAGCTGAAGAAACTATATTAGATTGTGATGATATTCGAACGGCATGTGGTATAACTAAAATAGTACTGCCTGAACACCTGTATGATGACAGTACTTATGACAAATGGGGTAACATAATCCTTCCTAACGGAAACCGGATTAAGGGCGAGCTGTTTTATGATGAATCAGTTCAAAAGATATTGAAACAAGGAGGAGTCCTCGACCTTTTTCAAAAGTATGTCAAATATCCAAGAACTTATCATTTACCTTGGAGTAAGATGGGCAAAGATGACAGAATTCTCCAAGATGATTCTTGCTTTCATGGAAAAAGGGTAATAGTCACTTTAAAAATGGACGGTGAAAACACAACAATGTATAATGATTACATACATGCACGGTCCATTAATTCAGACTCTCATCCCACTCGCAACTGGGTAAAAGGACTGTGGTCGAGGATAGGTTATCTCTTAGAGGACGACCTTAGGTTATGTGGTGAAAACTTATATGGTGTACACTCAATAGAATACAAAGAGCTTCCGTCGTATTTCATGGCGTTTTCGATATGGATGAATAACACATGTCTTTCATGGGATGACGGTAAAGAATTCTTTTGGTTGCTTGAGGTAGACCATGTTCCAGTCATATATGACGGAATCTATGATAAAGAAGCCATCATAAAGGCGTTTGAAGAAAAGGGAAAGGATCATGAGGGTTATGTGATTAGGGTAGCCGATGAGTTTCATTATGGACAGTTTAGAAAGTCTGTTGCGAAGTTTGTAAGACCTGAGTTTAGACAGATGGTCAACAACTCACATGGACATTGGATTTCGTCTAAGATTAAACAAAATAAGTTAAAAACATAGTATGAGTGGATTTAGGTGGACGTCTGAGAAAAAGCTGGAAAACGTGATTAAAAACATGGAAGAAGGCGAAGTAAAAGAGGACCTTAAGTATGTATTATCATTCTTTAAAGAAAATCCTAGGCTCTTTGAGATATCGGAGAGCAAGGAAAAAGCCTTTGATAAATGGCGTAAAAAGTTAAACAGGAAGAAAGGAGAGGCATACGTTGGTGCAGCAGGTGGAGCCTATACTTTTTCATTTATACCGACTGGTTTAGGTACCCTAACATCAGTCACACGAGCAACAGGTGAGACTCTCGACCTTACAGAGGACGGAGACATAGGCTAAAAATTTATTTTTAAAAATAGTGTGGCCGAACTGGCTTAACCAATAAATAAATCTATGGTTAAGCTATTGTTTGTTTGTAAGGACAGGAATCACTATGGTACCCCTTATTCAGTTGAAGGTTCATATGGGCTCATTAATTCTTGCAAGTTTGTCGGCCGAGAATTAAAAGAATGCTTCCCAAACGACATTGAGTATGAAGTCGTTTCAGTATTTGATGCCAACAAGATCGACAGAGAAGTCTGGTTATACAAGCCTGACTATGTTTTTATTCAAGCTTTATGGGTGACTGCTGATAAGATGGAAGTCCTCATTAAAAAGTATCCACAAGTCAATTGGGTCGTGAGAATTCACAGCAAGGCTCCGTTTCTAGCAAACGAAGGAATTGCTATGGACTGGATCAATAAGTATGTTAAACTCACCAAGAAGTATGATAACTTTGAAATAGCACCTAACGATGCATCTTTCTGCCGTGACCTTGAACCTGCATACGGAATAGATTTCGTATATCTTCCAAACATATATAAGGTTGGGACATCATTTAACTTTCCTTCATTTAACAATTCAAAGGAACTTAACATAGGATGTTTTGGTGCGATACGCCCAATGAAAAATCAGTTTCAACAGGCAATTGCAGCTATAAACTATGCAAATGAATGTGGAAAGAGACTTAGGTTTCATATGAACGGTTCTAGGACCGAACAAAAGGGAGAAAATGTGCTTAAAAATATTAAGGCTCTGTTTGAAGGAACTGGACATGAGTTAGTCCTTCATCCATGGTATAATCACTCTGATTTCTTGAATGTGGTTAAGACAATGGATCTGGGACTTCAGGTTTCTCTGTCTGAGAGTTTTAATATTGTAAGTGCTGACTTCGTTGCACAAGACATACCTGTTGTGGTTTCATATGACATAACTTGGGCAAATTGTTTATTTAAAGCAAACCCAAATTCAGTCGATGATATTGTGGATAAGATGAAACGCGCGTTAAGGTGGAGGCGGTTTAACCTTCAATATCTTAACAAGTTAGGTCTTAAGAACCATAACTCCTGGGCATTCACTGCCTGGGTAAATTACTTAAGCTTGGGTCAAAAATGGGAATAATTTAACAGCGCCTTAGATAGAATCCTTGGTCAGACGCACTCTTTTTAGGGTGCGTTTATTTTTTAACCAGGTTTGGTATTTTTACATTTAGAACATAAAAATGAGCAAGAAGGGAAGAATTTTAGTGGCAATGAGTGGAGGCATAGACTCAACTATGTCTGCTGTTCTTTTGCATGAGCAAGGTTGGGAAGTAGTCGGATTGACGATGAAGACTTGGGACTATGCAACTTCAGGTTCCTCTAAGAAGGAGACTGGGTGTTGTTCGTTGGATTCAATAAACGATGCAAGGTCGATTGCAGTTGAGATTGGCTTTCCACATTACATAGTTGATATGCGTGAGGAGTTCGGCGATTCTGTCATTGATAATTTCACATCAGAATACATCGCAGGTCGTACTCCAAATCCATGTATTATGTGTAACATTCATATTAAGTGGGACGCTCTTTTAAGGAAGGCTGACATGATGGACTGTGAGTTTATTGCAACTGGACACTATGCTAGAGTGAACCAAACAGATGGGAGGTATTTTATTTCTAAGGGACCTGACTCTAAGAAGGACCAATCATATGTTCTATGGGGACTGACACAAGACGTCCTTAAAAGGACTATGTTTCCAGTCGGAGACATGATAAAGACTGACATCAGAAAAATGGCAGAAGAGAGGGGTTTTATTGATCTTTCTAAAAAGAAGGATAGCTATGAAATTTGTTTTATTCCAGACAATGATTATCGTTCTTTCTTATTAAGAAAGCATCCTGAGCTTGATGGTAAGAAGGGTAAGTTTCTTGATGTAAATGGAAACATTATTGGTGAACATGACGGTTATCCGTTTTTTACAGTAGGTCAAAGACGTGGTCTTGGCATAACTTTAGGAAAACCTATGTTTGTTACTGAGATTCGTCCAGAGACCAATGAGGTAGTCTTGGGTGATTCTGAGGACCTTGAGAGGGATGCGATGTTAATCAATAAAGTAAACTTACAGAAAGCAACAAGCATTTCAGATGGCATGAGAGTAACGACTAAGGTGAGATATAAACATCGTGGTGAATCATCCTTAATTGTTTCAGGAAAAGACTCGCCAGACTTAGCTGAAGTCTCTTTTATGGCGCCTGTTCCTGGCATTGCCCCAGGTCAATCTGCTGTCTTTTATGACGGTGATGATGTCGTCGGAGGTGGTATAATTACTAAGACTCATAAAACTAAATAGGATGACAGACCGAAAAATATGTGAAGGTGCCCTTCGAAGCCTTCGCTTTTATGATATTTCAACTGAAAACATTGAAAAAGTGTATAAGAAGTGGCGGATTTTGAAACCGAAAACTTCAATACAGCGCTAAATTTAATTTGAAAAACGAATGTATGGATACACCACTAAACCCGCTATTTTTTATACACGCAAACCGTTATAAGCTGTATTATTTTTTGTGCGGTGGGTGGATAAAACTAAAATAAAATGATAACAGAATTTCAAAACGAATACAGATGGTTGAGCAATTTCGCTCCCGTAAAAATTAAGCTCGATGAATTAGAATTTCCATCGGTTGAACATGCTTATATGTCTGCAAAATCTGATGACATAGAGTGGAAAAAGTTTTGGTCAAATCCATTCAGGATTCAGAATTGTGGCTAACGGTAAACGGCTATGAGTAGTGGCTGATTAGACCTACTCACTTTAAATATAAAACAAAATGAAATTAGAAGCAGAAAACTTGAATGAACCACAAAAACCGCAATTGAATATAGGTGCTGTTATGGGTAGTTTTTCTACCGTAGCAGATTCAAAAGCAACAGAAGCCTTACAATTTTATGAAGATTGTGCAGATAATTTACCTTACTACCAAACATCTGAAAAGGATAATGGATTTGATTGGGATAGATGTAGAGCTTATTGCAGTGTTGGGAAGTCCTATTCACATCAAAGATTTATGGCTTATGTTGCTGAATGGTTTGGAACAACAGTAAAGGAAATGAAGCTTCAATGGCGCAATGTCAAATAAAATTACCCATAACGGTTTGGCTATGTGTAGTGCCGATGTTGAAACTTACACAAAACTTAATTAAAAGTAATAAAGATGAAATACTTAGAAATTTTTGATAAAAACGGAAAGGCATTGCACATAGCTGATGTTATGCGCAGTGCTTATTTTGATATACCTAACAGTGAGATGACTTATGCTACGTATAGCACAAAAGCTTACTTTGACGAGCAAGGTTGGTTTTTGATTGATTGTGATGGTAAGAAGCAATATGAAGATGAAAAGTGGCTGAGGGTTTCTTCGCATTGTGCATAACGTGCTTTCGCTTTGCGTTCGTGCGGGAATAGAAGCACTAAGCTGTCAATTTGCACCGATGCTGAATAAAAGCACAAAACTTGAATTAACCACGTCTGCCCGCATGACGCAAAACGAATGTTAGCAGTAGTGTTTTGTCGAATTTAAAATTAATAACAAAGTGAAAAAATACAGAATTGAATTATCAGAACAGCAAATGAGATTAATTGCTGATTGCCTTGAAGATGTTTCAAGATTTGCATCTGGACAATGGGAAATGAGATACACCGTTGAAGAAATGTTAAGGGGACTACCATTTGATGAACAAATGAAAAGGCGTAGCAAAGTTGAAGAATTGCTCAAACAAACTAAAAGAGTGTTATTGCCCGATTACCCCGATAATGCAAGTAAAGGTTACAATGGAAGCGAATTTATTGGAAACACATACCAAATATACCGAACCATTTTACATCAGCTTGCAAAGGATAATGACTGGAATAATGTCTATTCTTCGTCAGCCTTACCAAGTGGCAGTTTAGGCACTATTAAAATCGAAGCAGTTGATGTGTCTTAACATTACTGCTAACGGCTGCAAATATAAGCAGTTATT